ATACTAAAGGATTATTGCGTTCCCTTTCTTTTTCGAGTTCTTCAGGTGGTACATAAGGATTTGTACTGGTTGGCTTATGAAATGATGTAAATCCCATATCAGGATCATTACAGATCGAATAAAAGAAGTTTTCAGTATCAACACCATTAGGTGTAGAAAATACCCATGCTGTACCTCTTGTAGTGAGCATGGTAGGCTTTAATGATCTTTCCCAAATCTCTTTCATTTGTGGAGTTTTGGTAAATGATGCTTCATCAATCAAAATCAGATCATACTCTCTACCCCTACCAGCAAGTTCATTATCATTCAATATCCAAAAATCAACCTTGCCACCAAATTTAGATTTGATTGTTCCTTCATTTCTGTTAGCTGATGAAATAATAGGAGTTAGGATTTCTCGTATGTGATCCCAAGGTTCTTGTAGCTGTTTGTATTCAGGAGCAAATATCCCCACTGATTTCTTCTTACATATTGCATCAGTAGCTAGGATCTCTAAAAATCTAGTCTTACCCCATCGTCTGCCACATCTAACTGCATTGAGCTTAGATCCATTTAGGTATAGATCAGTTTGCCCTGCATGGAATGTTGGAGCATAAATGTCATACTTCATTAGTTTTTACTGGAAGTCCACCATGATATGTAATTTCTACTGATCCAGTATTTTCTACTTCTTGTCTATCTTTCCAGCCAAGAACATTTTTAGCTGTAAATATGGCAAATGGTTGTGAAAATGCTCCAGCCATTGCACCTTCAACGAGTATAGATTCTTGATATTCTTTGGCTTTTTTATATGCGTTAGAAAAGTTTGGATGTTTTAACTCTCCATTAGCTTTTTTTGATGTAGCCCAATCCCAAAGAGTTTCCCTAGTTACTCCAATATTACAAGCAAATCTAGCTAGTGTTGGGAACTTACAAGGAACTAATTCTCTTTTTTGTCCACCACTACGATCTTTAAGAGTTACTTCTTTATAGGGTTCTTTGTTAAAGAATTCAATAAGTTGATCGCAATATTCTTCTTTGTAAACAGTTGGTCTACCCATTGGTAATAGATCTTCAGGATTTTTTCGCTTAGTCATAGTTGGGATACTATCACAAATTTACAGGATTTACTCCAAATTGTTCTTCGATAAATTCAAGTAAGGCTTGCTCGTTAATTCCATAGCGAGCTTCAAATTTCCCTTTTTTACCAAGAGAGTGAACACCGGTATTTCCTCGATGATGCTCGAAACATAATGGGATGACTGGAGCTTGCTTTCTTGGGATGTTTCCATTTCTGATATGGTGAATTTCACATCCTGTATCTTGTGTTTCATATCCAAGATATTTGCACAAGATGCATCCATTTCTTGCAATTTTTGCATAATATTCTTTTTTATTTGTGTAAGTTGATTTCTTTAAGATTATAAGATTTTCCTTTTTTAATTCTTGATATTGTTGTTTTACCTACTCTATAAATATTTGACAATTTTTGAAGAGATAATTTTGAAGATTTAATTTCTTTAGCTTGTTGATTTGTTAATTTTGAATTTCCATTATTTTGACCACCTTGCCAAGTTTTATGTTTTCTTTTATCTAAAGAATTATTACTTCTTGTATCCCATCTTAAATTGCTTAAAGTACAATCTAACCTGTTTCCATTTGAGTGACAGGCTTCCATTCCAGTAGGACAAAATCCAACAAAAGTTTCAAGCACTAATCTATGTACTAAAAACTGTTTTCTAAAACCCTTAACAGTTAAATTAACACAAGCATAACCACTTTTATGAATTATAGGTTTTAATAAATTTCCACCATAAGATCTTTCTCCATACAATGTCATGCCTTTTCTTACTTTAGATTTAATATTTCCCAAATCAGAAATTTCATAAAAATCCTCTAAACCAACAATATTTTTCCAATTTTCCATAATTTTTCCTTATTTGATGATTACATCATATCAGAATTTTATATGTAAATGTTTAAATTTCTATTCCATGTTCTACTGCAAAAGCCATAATGTATTCTATGAACTCTGACATTTCTGCCACTGTGAGGTGGGAAGTATGTCGAAATACAATATCTACTCCTTGGTAATCAATAGATGGTAATATTTCAATTGATTCACCTCTTGCTCTCAACCAACCAGCAGTAAGGAGTCTTTTCCATGTATCTATTGCTCTTTTTTTTCCTGCCCATTCTACCTTTAATGATATTTTTTGGATGATGGTATGAAGTAATGCATTTTGTTCTAAGGATCTATTTTTGGGTTTGATTTCAACAATATGTCCTTCAGGAGCTTTTTTGATCGCTTCTATTGCATTAATTCTTACTGCATCATTAGCAAGAATAAAAAATTCTTTCATTTAATCTTATCAGGAAAATAAGTATATTGCCAAATGATCCTTCTTCCCTTAGGATTAGGATTGGCAACTTGTTCTCTTGTTGCGTATTTCAGTTTGATTAAATGACACAATGCCATGGATATTTCAGTGGCATTTAAATCACAGTTTCTAGCAATATCAGTATAAGTAAATGGATTTCTTTGATTTACAAGGAATTCCCTAACTTTTTTGACTGCATTACCTTTAGGTTCAAGTTTAATTTTTGGCATAATTTATAATATATCACATTATTTAATTGTGACAAGTTTCATTCCATAATTATTTACTACATTAAGAATATTGAGATCAGGTTTAAATCTTAAACGATTCTTTTTAAATGCTCTGTAATCTACATGGTGATGCCATCTATTAAACTTCCATACGACTTTTGCAACATCAGGATGCATATCAGCAAGCATTTGTGATTTTGGCATTGTTCCTTCCTTGAAATAGAATTCATCAGAGTTTCCACCCTTCATAGTTTGAGTTTGAGCTTTTTCTTGAATAAATGCATTAAATTGAACAGTGCACCAGCCATCTTTTAAAGCCCTGAGAGATAGATCTGTATCTTCGTTATACCTACCTCTCCAGCGATAAGGAATATCGTTCCTGATCAACAAACAGGAGTAAATCCGAGTATTTAAAATGAATGGTGGATGTTTTTCTTTGGATTGACAGAAAAAATCATAGTTAAATCCTGCTATGGCTAAGTTTTCATAACGATTTACAAAATCTTCACTGGCTTTGAAAATTGCTCCATTAGTAACTTTGACCATGAGATTTCTATTTAATCGCTGAAATGAAGCTATGTTGTCATCCATTACCCAGTGCCATGATGCATTGATGCTGATGGAATGATCCCATGCAAAATTACGAGCAGAACCCGGTCCTTTGCTTTTGCTAAATCCAAGATCATCAAAGGTATCGTAATTTTCCAAGTAGTGACGAGGAAGTATTAAGATTTTTTGAGGATCTATTACAGAAGCATATTGATCATATTCTTGTTCTTCTATGATGATGAAATAAGGAACATTCATTCTTTCCAATGCTTTGCTGGTAAGTCTGCTTTCCCATCTTCCTTTGGAAACAATGTAAATAGGATAATCAGGATTCATCAACATACCTTAAATTGGAAACTGTTCTAGGTTCAGCGTATGGATACCAAATGGTTTTTTGATTTTCAGTAATTTTTTGTTCCATAAGTTGCTCAAACTTTTTTACATCTTCCTCATTTCTGAATCGTACATAAATTACCCTATAAGGTGAAAGATCGCCTTGAACATATTCAGGCATATTTTTCCAATGATCAGCCCAGCTTGGTTCTAATTCTCCATCAAATAGATCTGTCATTCTTCCCCCAAATAATTAATGATTGGTTGTTGAAAACTTTCAGTAAACTGTTGGCTTTTCTTATCAAACCATAATCCAATTTTTCCACTCCAATCACCATGACGCTGTTTTGAAATAATTAATGCGGCATCAGGTTCTGAGTTATCAGGTAATAGATTTCTTTCAGTTTCTCGTTCTTTTTTTATATTTCTTGAAATAATCATTACATTATCTACAAGATCAGATATTGAGCCTGATCCCTTTAAATCAAATTTATTAGCTGTTTCAGTTTCATCATTTCCTTTTCTTACATGGTGAACTAAAAAAATATGTATATTCATTTCTTTTGCAACTTCACATAATTGATTCATAAAGTCTTTTTGACCATCATAATCAGTTTCACCTTTGGTGCATTTAGTCAAAGAATCAATGATTACATGAGTTACACCTAACTCAATTGAAGCATATCTGCATAAACTAATGACTTGCCAAGTTTCTAGGCTTCCTACATGATTAAATAAATAAAAATGATCTAATTTCCATTTCATAAACTTATTTATTTGATGTTTATTAGGAATGTTTGAACCAGTTGCCTGTCTAGTCATTCTTGCTAATGTTGATACTGGTGGCATTTCTAATGAAGCCATTAATATTTTTGAACCTTTATTAACAATGTCTAATGCTATTTGTCCAAGAAGTAAAGATTTACCATGACCATTTACACCAGCTAAAACAGTTATTTCTTTTCGCCTAAATCCTATTTTTTGGTCAGCATCAGGAAAAGGCAACTTATCTCCTAAAATTCCATTTTGTCTTGTTTTGAAATATTCTAAAACTTCATTCTCAAAATCTGATTTTTCATTTACACGACTGCGTATTTCTGAATATTCAGCATATTTATTTAAATCAATATCAATTAACATAAAGTTCACTCTCTGAATCAATAGTTAAAAGCGTTTTTGGGGATAAGGTGAGGATATGTCTATACCATAGGAAAAAAAACTCATCTGTAGCAGTTTTGGATTGAATCAGGTGTATTTTTTGGTCTTTAAAGAAACCACAATCGTATGGTTTAGGTCTATTTTGTTCTGTATAAATGCTTGGCATTGAAAAATCTTGATCATTTGGATTAAACCAATAAGGCTTATCACCAACAATCATAAATATTCCATTAAAATTATTTCCTCGATAAAAATGTAAAAATGCTTCTTTTTCTCCAATCATACTGGTCTCCTTAGTGATGCAAAAATATCATCATTTGATGTTTTTACAATTAATTCATCTTCCCATCTTCTATCACGAATCCATCGTTCAGCATCTTTACGATATTTAGGTTCAGGTATTGCAATAGTTTGAGCTTTTGCTTTTTCAACAATTATTTTTATAAGTTCAGAATCAGGATTTAATTTGTTCCATTCTTTAAAAGCAACACTTTTACCTACAAACTTTGAATATGCTTTCCAAAACAATTCAAAATCACTCGTATATGTATTACTTCTCTTCTCTTCTCTTCTCTTCTGCTGACTTGAGCCTGTCTTAGGACTGTCTTTAGTCTGACTTAAGTCTGTCTTTTTAATCACTATGTCATTGATTTCATTAGGTGGTTCAGGATATTTGCTATTTACAAATCTTAATCTTTGTTTAAATCTTGGTATAAAAATAAACCTTTCATTATTTACAAAATAAAGTCGTATTAAATCTTGATCAACCAGTTCTGTTAGCAAAATTTCCATACGATTCGATTCCATTCCACGACCTGAAAAACATCTTGTTCTTAAGGTAAAATTTTTCCCTGAATAACGAGCTGTATCATCAGCAGATAAAATTAAATGAATGTAAAGAAGTTTTGCTTCATCAGAAACTGACCAATATCGTTCAGAATTGAGAAGTTCATCTCGGATTAATCTGTCAGGCATCAATTAAATTCCATTCAAAAGACAAATTATTTGTATAAATTTTGATAATTCATTTCTATCAAGCCATGTTTTTTGTTCAACTTGGCGAATCCAAAATATTGCTTTTTTGCCATCCTTAAGATCAATTAATGGAATCTCATAGCTATAACCACCATGAGTTAATATTAAAACATCATCATCAATATAAAATTGATTAACATTAAATTCATTTAAAATTTTTGTATCAAAATCAATTGCTTTAATAATATTGAACATATCATTCTCCAAACAAGTCAGGTCTAAGCATTTCTTTTGTTAATCTTCCTTCAGATAAAACGCTAATTTTTTTCAAATGTTTAATAGGTATTTGTTTCCTAGAAAGCCAGTTATAAACTGCTGTATTTCTAACACCTAATAACTTTGAAAGCTCATCTAAAGTACCAAATTCAACTTGCAAATGTTTTTTAATTTCTTCCATAAATCCTCCTTAAAAAAACGATAACACAAAATTAAGAAGAAATGCAATAATAATAAATAAAAATATTTTAATAAACAAATAAATTTGTGAGTTATTTTGAAAGTATTTTTATGAGTTGTATGGCTGAATCAATAGAATCTATCCTAGCTACAGTGCCACCTTTCCATGCTTCAAGCCATTTTTCTTGATGACTTGTGTACTTGGCTTTGCTACTGGATTTAATCTCAACTAGGGCTGTTTTTTGATTGATGCCCACCAAAAGATCAGGACACCCCTTTCCCACTTTGCTAAGATCAGTCACACTAGCTCCCATCTTTCGCATAGCATCCATAATTTCTTGTTGGTTTTTATCAGTTCTTTTTGCAAATGTCATAGTATTTATTTAGAAGTATGATATAATAGTTTTAAGTAGTAATTTTACTACCCTATTTCACGAAAGGAATAAAAATGAGTTATGACAATTGGTTACAAGAACCATATTACCCTGAAGAAGATCCATTTATGGATGAAAAAATTTCAGATCGCACTAGAGAGTATATGACTGAAGGATCATTATATGATCCATTCAACTGGGAAAATTTCAGTAATGTTATTAATGATGCTCCACAAAAAGATGTTGATTGCATTTTAGACATTGCAAAAAATAAAGAATTTCTTGCATTAGGAAGATATATTTATTTAATGGTAATGGATGAAATGGAAAAAGAAGCTGAAAAGCAAGCAATTGAAGATTTTAATGCTGGTTTAATAGGTAATGACTACGAATAATCACGAAAGGATTAAAAATGAATTACAAAGAATTAAGAGCAATTAATGTTAATGAACACACTGAAAAAAAAGGTAATTTAACATACCTTAGTTGGACATGGGCTATAGATCAATTACTTTTACAAGATCCTATGGCTAATTGGGAATTTTTAGAACCTAAAATTTTTAATGAAACCATGATGGTTTTTTGCAAAGTTACAGCATTTGGAAAAACTATGACGATGCACTTACCAGTTATGGATAATCGAAATCAAGCTATTAAAAATCCTGATGCTAGAAAAATTAGTGATGCTATGATGCGTTGCCTTGCTAAATGTATTGCGACTTATGGAATAGGCTTATATGTGTATGCCGGTGAAGATTTGCCAGCAGAAGAAGAAGTTTCAGAAGAAGATTTAGCTAATTATGATAATGATATTGCTAATGCTGAAAATGTAGATCAACTTTTGACTATTTTTAAATCAGCATCTACCAAATATCCAAGAAATACAGAATTTTTAACTCAAGTTCGTACAGCTTGTGGTGTTCGTAAACAACAAATTATAGAAAGCCTAAAAAATGATTGAACAGGGAACATTAGAATGGCATGAACTTCGTAAGGGTAAAGTTACTGCCAGCAGGGTTGCTGATGTAATGGCTAAGACCAAAACTGGAGTTTCAGCTAGTCGAGGTAATTATCTAATAGAACTAGCTCTCCAGCGAATGACAGGCATCATAGAAGAAGGTTTTAAGAATGATGCTATGGCACATGGTTCACACTATGAAGATGAAGCTAGATTGGCTTATGAGGTTTCATGTGAAACATTTGTAGAGCAGGTTGCTTTTGTAGATCATCCTACAATACCTTGGTTTGGTTGCTCTCCTGATGGCTTAGTTGGTGAAGGATTGATTGAAATAAAGTGTCCTTATCAATCAGCAGTTCATTGGAGCTATCTAAAAGAAGGCAAACCACCAGCTAAGTATATTCCACAAATGATGGCACAAATGTCTTGCACTGGTGCTAAATGGGTTGATTTTGTTTCCTATGATCCAAGAATGAGTGACAACACTAAATTGTTTATAGTTCGCTTAAATCGTGATGAAAATTATATTCAGCAAATGGAAACTGAAATTAAGAAATTTTTAGATGAAGTAGAAAATGAAGTACAACTTATGAAGGAATTTAAAAATGGCATCAGTAAATAAATGGATTGGTATTGGTAATTTAACGAAAGATCCTGATCAAAAAGCATTTTCGGATGGTTCTTTTGTAACCAATATCACGATTGCTTGCAATGAAAAATATAAAGATAAATCAGGTGAGCAAAAAGAAATGGTTGAATATGTTAATATTTCTTTTTTTGGTAAATTGGCTGAAATTGCTGGTAAGTATTTAGCAAAAGGTAATCCAGTATATGTTGAAGGTAAATTAAAAACTGATAAATATACTGATAAAAATGGAGTTGAAAAATACTCCACCAAAATAATTGCGAATTCATTACAATTACTGGGAAATAAATCTGAAGCTAAACCAAAAGATACAGAAGATCCATTTGAAAACTTAGTTCCTAAATCAATAAGTGGTTTATCAGAAATGGATGACTATATACCATTTTAACCAGCTATGGGGTGATGTAAGTCCTGAGCAAGACTATAAACCTACTTTCTGCTTTTTCACACAACCAAGCAGATCCTTTCGTGGCATCACCCCACCCCATAAAACTATGATAAATAATTGTTGCAAATATCATAGTTCTATGTAATACTATGATTGTAGTAATTAATAACGAAAGGAAATAGTATGGCAATTAATAGATGCATTGATGTTTATTTTGAGGAAGAATTTTATAACCCAAGAGTTCGTGCAACAATTCCTGCTGTTTGGGTTGCTGAATATGAAAATGGGCAAAAAGTTCCTATTTGTGGTGGATATGAAGCATCTACAAAAGAAGAAGCTATTCAGTATCTTTGCGAAAGACTAGAAGATTAATTATGTATTATGTTTACGATGAAACTGGTGATTTAATGCGTAAAGTTCGATACAAAGCTGAAGCTATAGCATTGGTTTCAATTCGTGAAGGTTGGACATATAAATACATTAAACCAAAGAAAAAAATTTATCAGTTTGAAGAAGCACCA